AGGGCCGAGGCGCTGCCGAGCGTCCACGTGACCGTGTTCTTGGAGTCGGAGTTCCTCGTGTTGGCGACGCTGGAGGGCGCTGCCGGGGTGTTGTACGTCGTGGGAGACTCGCTGGAGTACGCGGAGTTGGCCGTCCCGTTGTAGGCGCGGACGCGGTACTTGTACCAGTGGTTCGCCGAGGTCGTGGAGTCGGCGTACGACGTGGCGGCCGAGCCCGCCGTGCCGACCTGCGCCCACGACCCGCCGTCGACGGAGCGCTCGACCTTGTACCCGCTGATGTTCGCCGAGGCGGCCGCGGCCGTCCACGACACCGTGTTCTTCGTGTCCGACGCGCGCACGTTGGAGCCGATTGTCGGCGCGGCCGGGGTGTTGTACGTCGTGCCCGACGAGGCGTACGACGACGTGGCCGTGGAGTTGTACGCGGCCACGCGGTACTGGTAGCGGTGGTTGGCCGAGGTCGTGGAGTCGGCGTAGGAGTTCGTCCCGGCCGCCACGGTGGCCAGGTCGGCCCAGCTGCCGCCGTCCACGGAGCGCTGCACCTTGTGGCCGCTGTACACGCCCGAGGTGGCGTTGCAGGTCCACGTGACCGTGTTCTTGGAGTCGGAGTTCCTCGTGTTGGCGACGCCGGAGGGCGCGGCCGGGGTGTTGTACGTGGTGCCCGAGGCCGACGAGGTGGCGGAGCCCGCCGAGTTCGTCGCCACGACGCGGTACTGGTAGCGGTGGTTGGCCGACGTCGAGGCGTCCGCGTAGCTCGCCGTGGAGCCGCCCAGGCCGGTCTTGAGGTCGGCCCAGCTGCCTCCGTCCACGCTGCGCTGCACCTTGAGCGAGGCGTAGGGCCTGGCCGCCGTGGTGTTGTTCGTCCACGACACCGTGTTCTGCGTGTCGCTGTTTCGCGTGTTGGTGACGCCCGTCGGCGCGTTGGGGGTCCACGTCGGGGCGGACGGCGAGTAGGACCCCGAGGCCGTGGAGCTGTACGTCGTGCCCGACCCGCCCGTGTAGTAGGCCTGCGCCGACTGCGACGTGGACGCGCCGTAGGTGACCCAGCCGACGTCCACCCAGCCGGAGTCGGCGTAGGTGCCCGCGCCGTACATGGTGAAGTCGCCGTACCACGTCGTGTGCACCGACGTGCCGTAGAAGTTGCCGGTCGCCTCGACCCAGCGGCGCACCTGCACGTACGCCTGCGACTCGCCCTGCGACGTCACCTGGTAGTCGAGGCACGCCCTGAACTGCGCGTAGCTGTTCGGGCCGACGTAGCTGCCGTAGTAGGCCATGCGACCTCCTTACCTCGCGCCGGACATGGCCCTGGCGCGGTTGACCATCCTCACGAGCTTCTCGACCTCGTCCACCTCGGCGGCGCGCTCGACGCGCACGGACACCTGGTAGGTGTCGCCGCCCAGGCCGCCCGAGGCGATGCGCTCGGCCACCGCGTCGGCGAAGGGGTACATGCGCTCGCCGGTGAGTGGCATGGCGGCCTCGGGGCCGGCCTCGCCGAGGCCCGACACGAGGGTCGGCCGGTCGAAGTAGCCGCCCGCCGCGTACCACGACACCGACAGCGTCGGGACGCCCTGGGTGAGCCAGTCCAGCGGGTTCGGCGAGCCGGAGACCGAGAAGTGCGGCATGTCGATGTGCGGCCACGTGAACTCCATGCCGTTGAAGAAGCCGACGATGTCGTCGCACAGACCCTGCACCGTCTCGGCGGCGGTGCCGATGGGGTCCTCGATGAAGGCCTGGACGTCCTGGAAGATGCCGTCCACGACGCCGCCGATGCCCCAGTTCTCGAAAGCCGTCCTGACGTCCGAGACGAACCCGGCGATGCTCCCGGAGAGCGCGCCCACGGGGTCGTCGATGAAGCCCTTCACGCCCTGCCACACGGTGTCGACGTCGAGGTCGATGCCCCATTCCTTGAACGTCGTCTTCACGTCCGACGCGAAGGACGAGACGCTGGCCGTGAGGGAGCCCACGGGGTCGTCGATGAACCCCTTGAGCGACGTCCACACGGTGTCGACGTCGAGGTCGATGCCCCACTTCTGGAACGTCGTCTTCACGTTCGAGGTGAACGACGCTATCCCGGTCGTGAGCGTCCCGACCGGGTCCTCGACGAAGTCCTTGAGCGAGGTCCACACGGTGTCGACGTCCACGTCGATGCCCCATTCCTGGAAGGCTGTCTTGACGTCGGACACGAACCCGCCTATGTCCGTCGTGAGCGTCCCGACGGGGTCGTCGATGAAGCCCTTGAGGGACTGCCAGACGGTGTCCACGTCGACGTCGATGCCCCATTCCTGGAACTTGGTCTGCACGTCGCCGACGAACGAGTCCACCTCGGACGTGAGGGTCCCCACGGGGTCCTCGATGAAGCCCTGGACGCCTTGCCACACCGTGTCCACGTCCAGGTCGATGCCCCAGTTCTGGAAGGCGGTCTTGACGTTGCCGGTGAACGACGCGATGCCGGTCGTGAGCGCGCCCACGGGGTCCTCGATGAAGCCCTGGAGCGAGGTCCACGTCCCCTCGACGTCCACGTCGATGCCCCACTCGTCGAACGCCGTCTGGACGTCCGACACGAACCCGCCGACCTCGGTGGTCAGGGTGCCTATCGGGTCCTCGATGAAGCCCTTGATGGAGCTCCACGTGCCCTCGACGTCCACGTCGATGCCCCAGCTGTCGAACTGCGACTGCACGTCGGACACGAACCCGTCTATCGTCCCCGTGAGGGAGCCGACGGGGTCCTCGACGAAGCCCTGGATGTCCTGCCAGGCCGCGTCGCACGCCTCCCCGGCGTCCTCCCACAGGTCGCCCCACCACTCGCCGACGTCGGAGCAGAACGTCCCTATCGTCTCGGTGAGCCCGGGGAAGAGGCCGTCCACGGCGTCGTTGATGCCCGACGTGACGTCGTCGAAGAGGGTGCCCGCGTCCTCCCAGGCGGCGGACCAGTCGCCGCCCACGAGGTCCACGACTATCTGGACCGCGTCGCCTATGGCGGAGAACGTGGTCTCCACGAGCGGGCCGACGAAGTCCATGACCTCCTCGACCACGGAGCCGATGACGTCGAAGGCGTCCTGGACGGCCTGCTGGATCTCGGGCATCTTGTCGGAGAGCAGGCCGAGCGCGGACTGGAGGGCCGGGAAGACCTTCTCGGACAGCGCCTCGACCACGGGCGACAGGTGCTCGGAGAGGGACCCGACGAGGCCCTCGAAGAAGCCCGCCACCGTGTCGACCACGGGCGACAGCCCGTCGAGCACGTCCCTGACCTTCGGGGCGGCCGACGAGGCGAAGGCGCTGAACGCGGAGGACACCCTCGACACCACGGGGCTCAGCGAGCGCACCGCCGAGTCCACCAGCCCGAAGCCCTTCGCCACGACGCCCGACGCGAGCGAGCCGACGGCCGAGAGCACCGGCTTCGCGGCGGCCAGCGCCCCCGACAGGTCGCCGGCGACGGCCCCGGCGAGGTCCTGGACCACCGACGCGACGTCGCGGAGCGACGGGGACACCTCGTCCCACAGCGACGCGAGCGCGGCCATGCCGCCCTCCACGAAGGAGCCGACCTGCTCGCTCGCCGCCGAGAACGCGGCCGCGGCCGCGTCGCCGACCCACGAGAACCTGTCGGCCAGGCCCTCGACGTGCGTGCCCACGGTGCCGACGGCGTTGCCGAACTCGTCGAACTCGACCTCGGTCCCGTCGACACCCCAGACGAGCTCGTCGAGGCCGGACACGAGGCCGGACACGGCCGGGACCACGTCGCCGGTGACGGCCTGCACGAGGCTGCGGGCGGGCCCCTCCACGAGGTCGAACAGCTGCAGCTTCACGCCGTCGACGGCGCTGCCGAGCGTCGTGAGGTCGCCGGAGAGGTTGTCCTGCATGGTCACGGCCATGTCCGAGGCCGCGCCGTCGCACCCGCGCAGCGCGTCCTCGAACTCGGCGGCGCTGCCGACGCCCGAGTTCAGGATGAGGTTGAGGCCCTTGGTGGAGTCGGCCGTGAAGGTCGCGGACAGCGCGGCGGCGCGCTCGGCGTCGCCCATGCCGTCGGTGGCCGCCTCGACGTCGGCGAGGATGTCGGTGAGGTCGCGGAAGTTGCCCTCGGAGTCCGCCACGGCGACGGAGGTCTTCCCGATCTTGATGCAGCCGTTCTCCATGGAGCTCGTGATGTCGCGCATCACGGCGGAGAGCGCGGTACCCGCCTCGGAGCCCTTGAGGCCCTGGTTGGCCATCATGGCGAGCAGCGACGTCGTGGTCTCGACGTCCTGACCGGCCGCGTTGAGGTTCGCGGCGCAGTTCTTGTACGCCTCGCCGAGCTGCTCGGCGCTCGTGTTGCTGTTCGCGGAGCTGTAGGCGAGCATGTCGGCGAAGTACGAGGCGTCGGAGGCCTCCATGCTGAACGCGCTCAGGTAGTCGGTGACCATGTCCGAGGCGCTCGCCAGGTCCATGCCGGAGGACGCCGCGAGGTCGAGCACGCCGGGCAGGGCGTCGATGGACTGGCCCGCGTCCCAGCCGGCGAGCGCCATGTAGCCGAGCGCGTCGGCGGCCTCGGTCGCCGTGAACTTGGTCGTGGAGCCCATCTCCTTGGCGCACGCCGTGAGCCGCTCCAGCTCGTCGGCGCTCGCCCCGGACAGGGCGGCCACGTTGCTCATGGCCGCGGTGAACTCCTCGCCGACGGTGAACACGCTGCCGAGCTCGCCGGCGACCTTCGACACGGCCGCCGTCAGCGCGCCCGACAGCAGCGTCCCGACCGCGACCGCGCCGGCCGACACGCTCGACTTCAGGCCGGACACGAGCCCTGTCCCCATCGATGCCCCGGTGCCGGCGAGGTTGATTCCCGAGAGCCCGGACGTGATGGCCGCGGAGGCCCCCGTGAGCTTGGGGACGATGGTGACGTAGGCGGTGCCCAGGTTCGTTCCAGACACGGAGGCCACCTCCTATTCGATTCCGAGCCACTTCTTGTACTCGTCCACGTCCATCGACTCGCCGTCGCCGGGCTCGGGCGGCCTCGGCGGCTCGACGTACCTCGGGCGGACCTTGCCGCCCCCCAGGCCGGACGCCAGCGACATGAGCGTGTTCGCGCAGGAAGCGAGCAGGTACTCCGAGCGCGTCCACGACAGCTGCGGGGCCTCGGCCCCGACGGACAGGCTGCCGTCGGGGAGGTGCGCGGCCAGGTCGGCGCACTCGCAGGGGTCGAGCTCCAGCGACTCAGCCAGGCCCACGTGGTAGGTCCGGCGGAAGTCGGCGCGGAGCTCGGCCCTGCGGTCGCGCACGAGCCTGGCCAGCAGCGCTAGTTTTTTGCGTCGCCGCCGAGCCCGGAGAGCTGGTCGCGGTACCACTCGGCGAGCGCCGCCACGGGCACGCCGCCGTCCTCGCCCTTGAGCTCGTCGAAGACCTCCGCCATGGCGTCGCGGCCGAGCATGTCGCGCAGGAACTTGACGAAGAGCGCGTCGTTGCCCTCGGCGTCGGCCATGGCGAGGAGGTTGCGGGCGTCCCTCAGCATGTCGAGGGTGATTCGCTGCTCGCGCCTAGCCATTGTCGACCGCCTCGGTCCCGACGTACTCGTAGGAGGCGGCCCCGGCGTCGTCGGAGAGGTCCTTGAACGTGCAGCTGTAGGAGATGAGCGCGTCGCGCTTGTAGGTCACGTCGTCCACCGAGGAGAGCTTGGCGCGGGGCACGACGTTGCGGCGGCGCTTGCCGCCGCGCAGCTTCACCTCGACGACCAGGACGTGCTCGTCGTCCACGCCGCCCGCGTGGACCATGGCGAGGCCGCCGTTGTCGCCGGCCGTGACGTTCTCGCCGCCCCACACGAGGCCCATGGTGGTCTCGTTGGTCTCGATGAACGTCATCTTCATCGTCTCGGCGAAGTTGCCGTTCTCGCTCGCGACGACGTTGCCCTCCCAGTCGCGGAAGTCGCTGGAGTCCTCGGAGCGCGAGATGGTGACGCCGTCCTCGCTGATGAGGCCGACGTTGACGAAGGCGTCGCCGAGCGCCGTGGTGGCGTCGGTGGGCAGGGACGTCCCCGCCGGGGCAACGAAGACCGCGCCCCCCGCCTTGGGCTTGCCCGTGGAGACGTTCGCCGTGTTGTTGCTTGCCATTCCTGGCCTCTCTTTCTCTTATTCGTCGTAGCAGACGAAGTCGTAAACGGTCTGGTAGCGCGGGGCCGACTCGTCGGGGTACCAGTAGGACGCGTTGCGCGACACCTCGAGCACGCGGTCGTCGGAGTCCATGGCCAGGACGGCCGCGTCGACCTCGCGCGAGAGCTCGGCCGCGCGCGCCCTCGTCTCGGCCCACGAGCGGACGGCGACCTGCGGGGCGTCGAGCTGGTCCGAGCCGGAGACGCCGCCGCCGGTCCGCTCGACGGTGGCGAACTCGGCGGGCCTGTCGCGCGGCACGTCCGCGTAGCACGCGAGTCCGGCGGACCTCAGGGCGGCCACGACCGCCTCCTCCACGGGGAACACGTCACACGCTCCCCGAGCTGAGGGCGCGCAGCAGCGCGTCGCAGCTCGTCCGGCTCGCGGCCGGGCAGGCCACGTCGGCCGCCGACCCCGACTTGCGCGAGGCGTGGACCTTGGCCGAGGCCCAGCGCGCCCCGCCCGACTCGGCGGCCCTCGCCACCTTGCCGGCGCTCTTCCCGAGCAGCGAGCGGACCCCGTCCGACGCCTTGAGCTCGCGCGCGCCGTCGAGGTCCAGCCTGAACGTCACGTCAGCCATTCGTCACCTCCACGTCCACCGGGTACCACCACTTCCCCGGGCAGTTCTCCGCGGTGAGCGGGAACGGGTCGCCGACGACGTCCCACAGCTCCCCACGCGCCTCCACGCGGCAGCCGCGCAGCCGCGCGGAGAACGACTTGGGGAAGTGGAGCGTGAGGCCGGCGGTCGTACCGTTCGGCCTCTCGGCCCCGAGGTCGGCGGCGGCCCCTGGGTCGCGCGGGCACACGAGCACGTCGGCGACCTCGACGGGGTCCCACGACGTCGACGCCGCGCCCATGGCGTCGGGCGGCCCCTCGACGGGCGACAGGACCCTGACGGTCTCGCCGCGGATGCCCATCACTCGCCGCCCCCCACGCGCGGCCTGAGCGCGCCGACGGACTGCGAGCACAGCCCGAGCGACGAGCGCTCCGCCTTGGTGAGGTAGAGGTCGCCGCTCGGGTTGGCGAAGCTCACGGACTGCGAGTACGAGCCGGCGGTCTGCGTGGTCTGGCTCACGCCGAACCCGGGCGACGCCGGGTTGAGGGCGCGGGACGCCACGGCGCAGGCCACGCGCAGCAGGGTCGCGCCGTCCGGCGAGGCGCACGCCGCCTCCACCTCGCGGTCGATGAGCGACGAGGCGTCTTCGAGGAGCGCGGCCGCCCTCGCCTCATCGGAGAGGCAGTCCGGGTACCTCGCCCTCAGGTCTTCGAGCGTAGCGTGCGCCATGCCTACCCCTTCCCGCCGGGCTTCTTGGCCGCCTTGCGCGGCGCGCCCCCGTCGCCGGCCTTCTCCGCGGCGGGGGCCGGCTCGTACATGCCGGTCGCGAGCAGCCTGTCGGCGAGCTCGCCGGGCGCGTCGACGGCCGTGCCCGTCGCCTTGAGCACGAGGGCGGCCATTAGGACGCCTTGCCGACGAGGCGCACGAAGTCGCCCTTGTCCTTGACGGCGAAGCCGACGCGCATGGTGCACTTGAGCGCGAACATGTCGCGCTGCCACAGGTTCACGGTCTCGGCCCCGACCTTGAGCGTGGCCTGGTCGGAGTAGCTGATGGCCACGTCCTCGGTGATGCCGACCACGGCGCTCGTCCAGTCGCCGGCGAAGCCGATGACGTCGGGGCTGCCGGCCTGGTAGGCGCGGCGGGAGGGGTGCACCGCCTGGCCGAGCAGGGAGCCGATCGCGGCCCCGCCGGTCGCGGAGGGCACGAAGAGGGGGCGTCCCACGCCGTCGACGGCGTTGAGGAGCAGGGCCTTCATGCGGGGGCTCACGACCCAGCCGTTGAGGGCCGAGTTGTTGAGGGCGACGGTCGTGTCGGCGCTCACGAGGCCCTTCCACACGTCGGTCTCGACGTCCACGGCGGCCGCGTCGGCGAGGGTGTCGAAGTTGTCGCCGGGGGCGGCCCCGAAGAACACGGTGCCGTCGAACTTCGCGCCGATGCTCTTGGGCAGGCGCTCGGCGAGCGCGTCGTAGAGGCGCGGGAGGTCGTTCTTGAACTCGACGGTGAACGGCTCGATGACGGTGAGCTTGTACACCTGCATGACCTTGGAGCCGAGGGAGTGCTTGCCGACGGCGGCCTCCTCGCCCTCGCCGACCCAGGCGGCCTCGGGGTCGCCGGTGATGGTCTGCCAGGTCTCGCCGGTGCCGGGGACGTTCTCGCGCGCGGCGAGCTGCATCACGGCGCTCTCCTCGATGGTCTTGGACCAGATCTCGTCGCTGATTTCCTTGGGGAGGGCGACGCCCTCGGTGCCGCGGCTCATGGTGTCTGCCATGTCTGCCTTCTTTCTCTAGTCAGATGAAGTTGCGCATGTACTCGGCGAAGCTGTCCCGCGCGCTCGCCGCGGCGCTCCCGGGCGACTTCCCGTCGCCCGACACGTAGCGGCTCGACGCCTGCGGGACGGCGTCCTTGACGGCCTTCGCGGCCTCGGCCAGCTCGTCGCGCGTGCTGCCGCCCAGGCGCTCCACGACCGCCACGGGCAGCCCCGTCTCGGCGGCCACCTCGCGGGCCGCCTTGGCGCGGTCGCCAGCGGCCTTGAGGCCGCTCAGCTCGCCCTCGGCCCTCTCGGCGCGCTCCCGGAGGGACTCGGCCTCCTTGGCGGCCTTGGAGTTCTCCTTGGCGCGCGCCTCCCACTTCCTCGCCTCGGCCTTCCAGTCGGTCCCGTCGCCGCCGTGCGGCTGCGACCCGGGCTCCTTGGCGGCCCCGGCCTCCTGCGCCGTGCCTGTCTCGGTCGTCTCTTCCGCCATGCCTGCCTTCTTTCTCCCCGTGCGGGGCGAGTTGCTCCGGCGCGCCGTGCGGCGCGCCCGTGTACGAAAAAGGGCCCCGCGGGGCCCTGAGTCGCCGTGATTTTTGCCGCGCCGCGCATGGCGGCGCGCAGTTTGTGGTATAGTCAGTGCAGAGTCGCCTGTGCTTGAGCCAGTTTAGGTCCATGTGCGGGCGGCTCATTTTGTACGTATCCTCCCCATCGAGCCGTCGGAGGCTATGTACAGGACGTCGTTGACGTGTCTCCACTCCATGTTCTTGCGTATCGACCGTATGGCGGCGATGTCGTCTAGCACACCCCACGAGTTGTCAATCA